TACAGAGATGAAGATCCTGATGGGGAATGGCAGCCAGGGTTTGGACAACCAGTTAATCCAATGATGGGACAACGACCTGTGCCTAGAGAAATACCTTACTATGATCAAAGGGGTCTTTTAGAAGCTCAAATACTTGACGAAATGGCTATGCGAGGAATACCACCTACTATAACGTTAGATGCTCCAGGGTATATGCCAAGAGATCAACATTTATATGCTAATACTCCTGTTGGACGTGTAAATCCTAATGTAGTATTAATAAACATATTAAAAAGAATAAGAGGAATGTAATGAAAATTAAAAGAATTGATTACAGAGATTTGGGAGAACGTGTTGTAGCCACGTTTTTTCAAGCTGTAGGCGGAACATTGGGCACAAACTCAATAGTAGATATGGGTATTTCTGAATGGAAACTTATACTTGCATCGGGTGGAGCTGCTGTTCTTAGCTTTTTGAAAGGATATGCTGCATCTATTCTAGGAAAGGATGGGTCCTGCTCGGTTGTAACCAAGTCAGTGCCTGACGAATCCGACTTGGAAGAGATGTATGGCGAGGTTCCGGCAACTTAAAAAAGCATGTCAAATTTTAAGCAGGTCGCTGTTAGCTTCTTTGCTTTTAGTTGTCTGGTTTGCTCCTTCTGCTCCTGCTCAAACAGTTTGTAGTGAGACTGAGGCTGGCTGGGAATGCACTATAATAGTAGAAACTATTGGAGAAGGACCTGAATTTACTTTTGTAATATCTGAATCTACTGAAGTAACTATTACTACTTACACAAGTTTAACGTGTAATGATCATGGATTGGAGAGCACAAGTGCTGACCCGTATCTTTACTTATATAACGACAACGAAACGTTACTTTATGAAGATGATGATTCGGCTCCACATAATAACGGCACAAATTTCTGCTGGGATTCTCAAATACAAGAAACGTTAGAACCTGGAACTTACGTTCTTAGGGCTGATGCTTTTGATGAATATACTACTGGAACGTATTCAATGGATATTGCTGGAGGTGATTGGACAGTTCCGCAGGAAGAGCCTGAGCCAACGCCTGAGCCAACTCCGGAACCTGAGCCAACGCCCGAACCAGAGCCAGACCCTGAGCCAACTCCTGATCCGACTCCACAACCTACTCCTGAACCCGATCCAACTCCTGAGCCGACTCCAGAGCCAGATCCGCTACCAGAACCAGAACCCACACCGCCAGAGGTGCTCCCCACCCCAGCACCAGAGCCTGAACCCACCCCATATCTACCCCCAGAGCCAGCATTACCAGTATTTGAGATGCCGATAATAGACATAGAGGAATTAGAACTAGACCCATGGGAAGATGATATCACATGGGAGGAATTGGAATTAGAAGATTATGATTTTGAAGAATTGGAAATTGAAGAAATTGAGGAAGAAGAAATTGAAATTTTATTTGAAGAATCTGAAGGGGAATGGAGTGACGAAGAACCTTTGGAGGAGGAGGAGGAACCTGAAATAATAGAAGAAGATGAAGTATTACTGGAGGAACCCGAATACGAAGACCTTGAAGTGGATGATCTCTTTGAGGAGGAAGCAGAACTTTTGGATGAAGTATTATCAGACCCAGAAGAAGTTGAAGAGTTTTTTGAGGATGTCTTAGAAGACAATAAAGATTTTTTTGAAGAAGCAGAAGAAGAACAGTTAGAAGAACTATTTGAAGCTGCTCCAGCTTTATTTAACGAAGCACCTGATGAAGTCAAAGATGAATTTGAATCAGAAGTAAACATCTTTGAAGGTGGCTTTGATGATTATGTCGCCGAAGATAGCACTATCACGGTAGAAGAAAGGCGTGTCGTTGTAGCTGCGACGACTGTAAGTGCAGTAGCAGCCGCTAGACCCGCGATACAGCCGAAGCCTATAATGGGTACATCGCCTGCGAGCGGTCCATCAATCCCTCAACGAAGGAGGAATACATGATTAAATTCTTGAAAAAATTTCTTCAAGAAACAACCATGCTTGGCTGGACCATTGGAGGTACTGGCCTAGTATTAATAACATTATCAGGAGAAACACGTGAATATGGTATTTGGATTTCTATTGCAAGTTTTGTTGTCCACATGTTTGGTGTACTTATTAATTGGGATAGCGAGGAAGAATGAGTTTATTTGTAAACACAGTCCTACGCATTGTCAGTGTTTTCGGTATCCAGGTAATGGCGATCATTGGAGGAGCCAGTATGATTGGCGGCATCCCAGTGTACAAAGCAGCAATTTTGAGTGGTGTCGCTGCTGTGGCGCAGGTCCTTCAGAAAATTGCGATTGCATTTGCTGATGACGGAAAGCTAACTCGAAAAGAACTTGATGCAGCTTTTAGCAATCATTTAGTAGCTGAACTCGAAGAATAGTTGCATTTAGGTTACAAATAACTTATATTAGCTTATAGGTAGCAGGCTACCTAGTTGCGTCAAAGCAGGCTTTGACATAAACGAATGTAATTTATTCAACAACAAGCATATAAGGAGTTAGCCAAATGACGGCAACGACCTCAACGCTGGACGCAGCTCTAAAAGAGTATTATCTTCCACCAGCTCGCGAACAGCTAAACAATGAAAACATGATGCTTGCCCAGATTGAACGGTCTACTCAACACGTAGAAGGCCGCCGAGCAGTTCTTTCATTGCATGTAAGCCGAAATACAGGTATTGGTGCAAGAGGAGAAGGCGAAGCACTTCCTACAGCAGGTAGCCAGGGATACGCAGAACAAAGAGTAGGCCTTGCCTATAACTATTTGCGAATCAAAGTATCTGGTCAAGCTATGAAAGCAACAGTAAATGATTCAGGATCATTTGTGCGAGCACTTTCGTCAGAAATGACGCAAGGTGTAAACGACCTACGTCGTGACATTAACCGACAAATATTTGGTGATGGTAACAACTCGGTTGCACAATGTGCATCAGTATCTACAGCAACAGTAACTCTTGCATCAGATACTACGGCAGAACAAATGAACCAAATCACAGTTGGTGCAAAATTTGATATTGGTACAGTTAGTGACGCAGATGCTAAAGGCAACAGCCTTGAAGTACAGTCAGTAGATAAAGCTAATTTACAAGTAGTATTTACAACTAACCCAACATCAGGTATTGACGGTACGCATTTTCTTTTCAGAGAAGATGCGAAAAAAGATGCTGACGGATCTGCTGCTGACGCTGCTGACGATGCAGGTACAAAAGAACTTCTTGGTCTTCAAAAGATCATTGGAGGAGCTGGTACTTCATTGCACAATGTAGACTCAAGCACATATCCATCTTGGTCATCAACTATTAATAGTAGCGGAAGTAACCGAGCTGCAACTGACACTCTTTTTGAGAAAGTCATTGACGATATAGACATAGAAGCAGGCAAAAGCCCAACTCTATGTGTTACCACTAAAGGTGTTCGTCGAAACTACGCAGCACAGTTAAAGAGCATGAAACGATTTAATGACGGCGCTTCACTTACCCTGAAGGGTGGTTTTAAAGCACTAACCATTGATTGCGGAGATGTTTCACTTCCACTTGTAGCTGACAGAGATTGCCCAATTAACACAGCATTTTTGATCAACACTAACCATGTTGTACAACATGAAATGTCTGATTGGGAATGGGCAGACTATGATGGAGCTATTCTTAGGAATACTTCTGGCTATGACCAATTTGAAGCTTACATGTTCAAATATCACCAACTCTGTACTGACCAGAGAAACGCACACGGTAAAATTACTCAACTATCGGAGAGCTAATATGGCTATAGCGATAAGTGAACAAGACCGGCGTATAATGGGAGATCGTGTCGTAATAGATGCGAAGGTAACTTTTAGCGGAACATACCCAGCAGGTGGAGAGGCAATTGCTGCTTCTGACTTTGATGGGCTAATCCAAATAGATAGTTTAATACCTCATTCTCAAAGTGCTGCTGGTATTTCCGTAGTGTTTGACAGTACCAATAGTAAGTTAAAAGTATTTGACGAAAACGATACCTCAGGTGTTGAGGCAGAGTTTAGCGGTACATGTACAATTAACCACTTGGTACAAGTCACAGGTAAATAACCTCTAAACTAGGTCCAGCAGGGTTTTTCCTTTCTTCCCTGCTGGACTTAGGAGTGTTATGGACAAGCGAAAAGAATTAACTCAACGTATAAGAGAAACCAAACTTATAGGTGGTGACTTAGCAGATATTATTACTAAAGGTTCACCAGCTATGGGTTGGGAAGGAGATCCCTTTCTTATGGTTTGTTGGAACAAAGAGTTAAACAGAATAGAAATATGGGATGAAAGGAACGGAGCCGGTAAGGAAAGTCTTGTCGGTTCTGCTCCTTTTGATCCTCCCCCTAACCCTTATCAAATGGTTCAGTATCTTATGATGCGCGATATGTCTCGCAAGTCTGTAAATCAAATTGTTCAAGAGATAGATGACCATAATGACAAGATTATAAAAGATAGAAAAAAAGAACAGGCTGATAAGATGGAAGAAGCTGAAGATCGAGTAGCTTTTGCTCATCATCAAACTGTTGGTGGCTATCGTGGAAGGTTGTACTAAGGTAGAGGTATGGCAAGTAAGCAACCTGGCAACATGGATTTAGGTGTTATTGATGCTAGAAGACGCAGAACTAATCCTTTAAACAGAAACCAACGTAGAAAAAACAGGAAACCTCGAAAAGCTCCAGTTACTACAGGGCTAGGTACTCCAGCTAAAGTAGAAAGAGCTCCTTTTACACGGAAACCCGTTCCAAAAATTCCTACGGAACCACAAGCTTTTACTACTGTTGATAGGGAACCAAGCATATTTGATGTTTTGCCTGCTTTTGATGACCTGGATCACAAAACTAAGTCACAAATTAGGGGTTTTTTGTTACGAGAAGCCATGCAACATCCAGAATTTTACTTTAAGGACATGCAATGACAACTGCTGCTAATTTAATTGTCTCTGTACGCAACCGTGTTAACCTTGCTACAGACGATGCTCGTGTTACAGACGCTAATATTCTTGATTTTTTAAATGCAGCGGTTCAAGATTGTGAAGCTACACATGAATGGCCTTGGAGAGAAGCCCAGGAAACAATAAATATTACTGCTAGCGACAATACGTATACTCCTAATGCTAATTGGAAGACAACATTGTCTTTAACTCTTGATGATCCTCCTGCTATTTTGCAAAGACGTACTTGGAAATGGACAAGGCGTTTATCTTGGGGCGACATGGAAGGAGTACCTGTTTTTTACACTGATCATGCAGGTGTTTTTTACATATACCCTGTTCCAGATAAAGCATATTCGATGACTCATAGATATTTGAAAGTTGTGCCTGTTTTAGGTTCTACTTCGGCAAGTGTAGATAGTCCTGATTGGTTTGATCCTGTGTTAATTACTAAAACAGCGTCATATGTTGCGCAAAAGTTGCGTGATAGCGAGCTGTATCAGATGTTGGAAACACAATATAAACAACAAATTAGAGGTTTTGCTGATGATGTTAGCAGAACCTATGAACCTGTTGCTATTGCTACACGTAGGGATTGGGATGTTTAATGCCGGTAGAGTCGCAGGAGATTGTTACTTATAACAACTGGGTAAATGGGCCCTGGCATTCTTGGGGGCCTGAGTATGGGCCTAAAGAAAATCATGATTATGATTGCGTTAACATGCAAGTGTACGCTAATGGTTCTTTAGGGCCTAGGCCTTGTCTTAAGTCATTGTTTAGCAACATATATTTGCTTAGTGATACGTATCAATCATTTCGTGGCGCTTTTTGGTTTCAAGAAGATGATGCTGGAGGGCAAGCTTTAAATACTTCTTCAGATGCAGATTCTTCATTCCATGTTATTGAAGCTAGTTCTAGTACAAAACGTTCATATGATGTTACTGCTGATGCAGCAGTAGGAGGTTCCTATACTGCTGACTGGTCTGCTTTAAGGACACAATTAAAACCAAGTAGATATTACAGTTATGGTGGTGGAGGAGCTTGGGATGCAAGCCCTGAAACTGTTATTAGTTCTTTGCATCTTAAAAAACTTGGTGACAAGAACATGATAATAGGTGGCGACGGTTACTTGCATAATTTAGATGATCCAAGTGCTGACGGTTATCAAACTATAACTGCTGGCACAGCAGAAACAGATTATGAATATCCTTCTAATTGGGACCCAACATGTTTATTTGGATGGCGAGATAGGTATTGGTCATGGGGAGATTATGACAGTGGAACTAACCATAACGGAAATAGAATACATTATTCTAAAGTTGGCGACATTAAGCAATGGACAGCGTTAGGTTTTATAGACGTTGGAGCTGACAGTAATCTTCCTATTATTGGTGTGTGGCCAGTGTTTGATAATTTGTTGATAGCTATGGCTGATGGCAGATGGTACAAATACACGTTTACTGATGATCCTGATTTTGGTGAAATACGTTATATAGGGACAAAAGTTATTCCTGATTTTTATGTGACTGCAGCTACTACAGGAAGCGCAATAATATTTATTACTAAACAAAGTGGAATAGTAGTAGCGACTAAAGACACAATAGATGACCAAACTTTTAATTATATTAAAGTTCCTCAAGATGGTGACGATTCGCAAGACGTATTTTTTATGAGGGGAATGAGTTCGCAAGCTCATAACGCAATATGTTTACCGTACATGGTTAAAACGGTGGGGAGTTCTGTTCCTAATAACATTTACAAAGGCAATAGATCACTTGAGTTAGTTAATGGAGTTTGGACGCAACATTTGTATTTTGGTCCAGGTGATGATAGCGTGCTTAATTCTTCGTTTGTTGATGCTGTTCCTATGGGAAATGATCATTGGGGATTTTTTGCATCTCCTATTTATAATACGGCAAATTCGTCAACAATTTTTGATGACAGATTTTACATAAGGCCTGTAACATTAAATAGGCCATCTAATAGCAATGACACTTACACTACTAACACTGAAGTAGCTGATCACACTAACGATGCTGATGATCGTTTTGAAGGTGCTGTATGGTTAGCAACTTATAGGCCACCTGATAAAGCATCTGGGTCTATTGAAAAAGTTATTATTGATTTTGATTATTGGAACTCTTCTGGTTTTACTACACCAGCATTTACTGTTAAAGCTGATTGCGTTCACGAAGGCGATGAAATATCTACTGTTACCGTAGGGTCGTTAGATGCTTCGGAACTTAGCGCAACTTCAGGAACAGTGTATATGCCAAAACGAGGCAGAGTAGTGTTGCGTCCAGCAAGAATACCTTTATCTTCTCAAATAGATATAAGTATTACTGGAATAAAATCAGTAGCTTTAAAAGAAGTATCAGTAGTTTATTCGGTGCAAGCACAAACTCCTTTAACTAACATCAACACATGACAACCTGGACAGAATACATAAATCAACTTAACGTTGATCGTGACGAAGATACACCTGTTTTGTCTGCTACGAGTGTTGGCACAGGCATGATCCTTAACGGAAATTTGCGTCAATCAAAAGGCGAAATACAAGCTAATGGATTAAAACTTGACAATGTGTCTTTAACAACTATTCAAACGGGTAGTGAAAGTTTTGTTGATAACGACACTTCAATAATGACATCAGCAGCTATCCAGGACAAAATAGAATCTTATGGCTATAGCACAACGGCTGGTGATATTACCGCTGTTACCGCAGGAACTGGATTGTCTGGTGGAGGATCATCTGGAGATGTAACATTAAATGTATCTGGAGTGACATTATCTGAAATAGCTGGATCTGCAATAATAACAAGCAGCGAATCTTTTTCAGATAATGACACTACGGTTATGACTAGTGCTGCTATCCAAGATAAGATCGAGTCCTACGGGTACACAACAAATACGGGGGATATAACAGGGGTAACAGCAGGAACTGGTCTTTCGGGCGGAGGGGCCAGTGGAGCTGTTACCCTTAATGTTTCAGGTCTTACTATTTCTGAATTTGCTGGTGCAGCAATTCAAACCAGTGGTGAATCTTTTGCCGATAATGATACTTCGCTTATGACAAGTGCCGCTATAGATGACAGAATTAATGCGGCAACTCCTTCAGTTTCAGATTTAGAAGTATCTGATTTTGCTGCATCTGCTATCCAAACAGGTAGCGAATCGTTTGCTGACAACGATACAACTTTAATGACGAGTGCCGCAATTCAGGATAAAATCACTTCTTATGGTTACATTACGGGTGTAACAAATATTAGCGGCAATGCCGCAACAGCTACAGCTTTAGAAACAGCACGGAATATAGGTGGTGTGTCGTTTAATGGCACAGCTAACATAGATTTAGCTGGAGTAAACACAGCAGGAAACCAAGACACAACAGGAAATGCGGCTACAGCTACTGCTCTAGAAACAGCTAGAACAATAGGTGGAGTTTCATTTGATGGCACAGGTAACATAAACCTGCCAGGTGTCAATACTGCTGGTAGCCAGGATACGTCTGGTAATGCGGCAACTGCTACAACATTAGCTACTGCTCGCAATATAGCAGGTACTTCTTTTAACGGTAGCGCTAACATAGATATAGACGCTAACAATTTGTCTGGTAGTACGTTGAACTCTGGGGTTACTGCTTCGTCTTTGACGAGTGTTGGTACATTAACTGGTTTGACTATAAGCACAGAGCAGTCAACTACTAGTGGTGTTGAATATTTGCTTACCTTAAAGTCAACTGACGCTGATAACAGTTTGAACTTGGTTGCTGGTGCTGGCGTAGGTATTAGTTTTCATACTCCTGCTGGTGATCCAGCCGCTGCTTCTCTTGAATCTGGAAGAATACAAGTCGTTAAAAATGATGATACTGATGCTGACGATGCTGTACGAATGGAATTTTGGACAGGTACAGGTAGCGAATCTGGTCCTGCACGAGCTATGTACATAGATGAAGAGAAAAGACTTCACGTTTTAGGAACAGACGATGCTGAGCTTGGCGCTAGTCCGACTGGTATTTTGGTTTTGGGTGACTCTACTGGCAACCATTTGCAACTTGACGATAACGAAATATATTGCAAGTCTGATGCTACTACAGCTCGTAACTTACATTTGCAAGCAAACGGAGGAAATGTCGTAATAAATTCTGGGCCTAAAATGAGTGAAGGATCTAACGACACATTGCGTATAGATACTGGTGATGGCTACATGGATTTAGGACCAATGAATACATCAGGCTCTCATCATTATACAGATAGAATACGTCATTTTTTTGGTATAGGTAGTACTGCAAAATATGTAATGCACTCAAGTTACTTCTACCCTTACAATGACAATTCTCAAGATTTGGGAACTAGCTCTTATCGTTGGGATGATGTTCGTGCAACTAATCCATACATTCAAACATCTGACAGCAGAGATAAAAAAGACATAGCTGATGTAGATCTTGGGTTATCTTTTATTAATGACCTGCGACCAGTAACTTTTAAATGGAATGACAGATCAGGGTACGTAGGTACTCGTACACATATGGGTTTTGTAGCTCAAGAAGTAGCTAGCACTTTAGGGAACAAAGCATCTGATAGGGCTTTATGGACCAACGACACAGCAGAAACATATGTTGATGAAAATGGAAACGAAGTAACAGGTGTAGATCGTCAAGGATTGCGTGGCGGTGAGCTTTTAGCACCTATAGTTAAAGCTATACAAGAACTCTCGGCAAGAGTAACAACGTTAGAAGGATAAGAATGGACATTACATTAGAAGAATTGGTAGCAGAAATGGATAAGACGTTTAACAAAGAACTGACTATTTGTGTGCAGAAGCTACAGATACAGAAACTACAGGAAATGCTTGATGACAAGCCGGAAGAAGAGGAGTAATATACTCATATGGCATTTAAATACACGGTAGAGCCAGGGGATTCTTACTTTGGCTTGGCTAGAAAATTTACTGAAGAGCTTGGAATTACAGTTAACCCAGTAGATTTGTTGCGTTTAAATAATTTAACTATGGCTACAGCTACTGGAAATGCAGGAATGTTGCGTGTTGGCCAAAAAATAAATATACCTGAACCTGTGTATCGTGTTTTAAACCCTGCAGAAGAAACAGATCCTGTCGAGGAAGAAGAGGAGGACGACGGACTTTATACTCCTACAGAGATAGAAGCTGCAGATCCTATAGAGGATTTTTCTAGTGACCCTGCATATCAATCTTTTTATGCGCAGTATTTATTAAACATTGAAGACATTAACCAGATACGAGCTACACAATCTACTGCTCTGCTTGGATCTATGGCTAATATGTTTGGTGATTATGAAGAAGGAGAAAGCCCATTTGATTTAGAAGCTAGATCAGGTGGTCGTTCTGCTTTAGAAGAAAGACGCGCTTTAGATAAAAATTTAAATGTTCTTGCTGGTAGAGGTATGGCATTTGGTGGCGGCAGATTCCGTAAAGAAGCTGAGATAAGCGACGATTACGAACAAGATAGGACAGTTAAGTTTGCCGAATACATAGCTGATCGTGATCGTTATGATGCTGAACAAAGAGCTGCTTTTCAAAACCTGGAGTTTGGCAGGTTAGAGCAAGAACGTGCAGCTCGTGAACGTTTAACTGCTGAAGCGATAGGAGCTAGGTATGTCTGAGATATCGACTGATGTTTCAATGTTGGAAGAATCTGTTAATCAAACTAATGAGTTAGCGTTAGAGCTATATAGCAAACACGGTTCGCAAGCTAAAGAAATCCTTACAAACATGCAATCTGGTGCTGTTGCTGCAGTAGAAAAACGGCAAACTGAGTTAGAAAGCCAGGGTTTGAATCAGGATGCTATATCTGAATTGATGAATGATTACGATACTTTGGTTGGTGGAGTTACTCGTGAAATGATGGCCAATCAGCAAGCTGCTGTTAGCCGTATTGAGTCTAGTAATGTAGCTACTCAAAATTATTTAAATGCTATAGGGGCTTCGTTGCCTGCTTTGGAAGCTAGGTTGCAGTCTCAGATTGATTTGGCTGCTCGACAGTCAGCGGGTAGATCAGGTGGTAGAGGTTCTTCTACTGGTAGCGGAAATGGTTATCCTTCTTTTACAGGCCCAAATCCTTATGAAACTATTTTGGGGCTAGGAACAGATCCAACTACAGGCAGCACTACTGTTGATCTTGAAACGCCACTTGGAAGTCTTATTGGAGCTGGCATATATGGTGCGCGACAAGCTCAAGCTACTGAAGATGCAGATAAAGATACTACTTACAAAATGACAGCAGATGGAACTATAGACCCTTTGGAAAAAGAATTACTTTCTGAAATTTGGGGCGTATCATTTTCTAATCAAGGAATGCAAACTTTAAATACTAATCCTTCTGCTGCTCAAGATTTAAGAGATTTTACTGTTAACAATATTTCTAGTGATTATGGAATTGACCCAACAGCTTTAGAAACTCTTGGTGAGCAAGCTTTTTTTAATGAAGGTTTAGGTGTATACGGAAGAATTGTTACAGATAGCTATAGTACTTTAGTAGAAAATGGTCTTACTCCTGAAGATGCTTATAAGGTAACTTCTAATCCAGAATTTATTGATAGTATACTTACACAATTTCCTAATTATGAATTGCTTGAAAACATTAAACCAGATGAAATGGATCGTTTAAAAGAAGCTTTAGATCTTGAGTTAAAAATGGTTCATTATGATACATCATGGTTAAACGGTATCGAAATAGATGTTACTTCAATTTTTGGTCCTTCTAGGACAGATGAAACTATGACAAATTGGTTTACTGATTCTAAAACTTTTGGAAACGTTTATGTTCCTGCAACTGTTAGAGCTAAAGAAGAGTGGGATAACTTAGGTGAAGATGAAAAAGCTGCGTATGAAAACGAAGAAGATTTTTATTATGCTTGGATGGCAGAAAATATTACTGGTTACACTGAGCAAGATAGATTAGCAGATACCCAGGCTCCTAAAGGAAATCTTTCTGTAGGTAATTTAGATAAAGTAGTTAGGACTGAAGGCGCTCAAGGTGCTGGAGGATATACTGAAAATGTTTTACAGTCTTTAGCTGCGCAAGAAGCTGGCTCTAAAGGCACAGCAGAAGCGTTAGCTGAGCGTGGTGTAGTTACGGCTCCAGCTCAATTACAAGGTTTAAGAAATTTAGAACAAAAAATTACTCCTTTATTGCCTCAATATGAGGGATGGTCTAGAGACATTGATACTGTTAGAGATCCACTTATGAGACTTGTAGAAACTTCAAAACCTCAAACATCGAATGTTAATCCAGGTGGAGGTTACCAAAGTCCTTTGAAAACGTTTAAAGACAGATTTGGTTTTCTTAATCCTTTCCAAAGTTCAGGTCCTCGCAACACAGAACCCATTGATTTGATGGCTAATCAAAACAGATTAATGGAATTAGCTGAAGATCCTATGAAAAGATACAGTGAACTATTTTTAAATTACAATAATCAAAGTCAACGACCTAGATAGAAGCGCCTAATGGCAGAACAAATAGACTTCATTGAGCTATACAAACAAAATCAAAACATTAATCGACCAGCTCCAATTAGTCCTTACGGAGAATACCTAACTCCTCAAACATACGCAGGTGACCCGTTCCAATCATATGCAGCCATGTCACAACAAGGCATGCTTCCGCAAGGTTTTGCTCCGCAAGCAACCGACTACCGTTCGGCTCTTCCTGCAGGAACATTCCTATTGGATGAAGATGGGCGGACAACGTATGAGTTGCCTACTGTTAATGCTTCTCCTACTGATGTTTCTCCTAATGCTGTAGCTGAATACCTCGGAACAGGCAGTAGATCGCCTCAACAAATGTCTTGGGAAGAACAACGTTTAGCAAGGGCAGCTAGAAATAAAGAATTAGCAAGTCGGCAAAATGAATTTAATGAAGTATGGGACGATATAAACACAGTAAAAGAATTAGGCCCAGACAATGCTAAAAACATACGAAACATAGCTGTTGTAGCTTTACGTTCTTTAGAAGCTGTTAATAAAGACGGTTCAAAAAATAAAGAGGCGCAAGAATTAGGGCAATACATACTTCATTTGTTTAGAGATTACGAACCTTTTAAATTAATTTTTGAAAAAGAAACTAACGGCAACACTTTATTTGAGGACGTGTACAAAGAACCTCCTTCAACAAATGCATTTATGAAACTTGTAGGTTGGGCTTTTGATGCGGTAGATAAACCAATACAAACAGTGTTTTATGCTACACGAGACATGATAGAAGGAGATATAGAAAGTGCAGGGGCCAGGTTAGTTAAAGGCGGTTTAAATGCTGCAGGTGAAATAGGAGATCTATTTAGCTATTGGACTCTTGCACCGTTGGGAATAGCTAAAGTTGCAGGGATGAATATAGATGCACTACCTAGTTGGGTCACAGATCCTGCTAGTGCTTTAACCAACCCGTTAGAAAACATGATTAGGGATTCAGGTTCTATATCTGACGGCACTAAATATGATACTAATGCAGATGGCCGACTTGATTTCTTTGAAGCATGGGGCATTAACCCTGACTGGGGCAAAGATTTAGGTTGGAAAGCTCTTAATTTAAACAATGTAGTAAACCTTGCAGGTTCTGTAGCTATGGACCCGATAACCTATTTGACTTTAGGTACTGGGGTGATAGCTAAGACAGGCATTAAAGGGGCTGCACGTGTTGTAACTAGCCTATCTAAGAAACAATTAAATGACGTGTTTATTAACAGCAGCAAATTTGGCGCTTCTCAAGGATCTTCAGCAGCTTCGCGAGCTGGAGAAATAGTAGCCGAGTTACAAAACGGTACTGCGTGGAAAAAGATAGCAGGGACAGGAGCTTTTAACCCTGCGGACGATGCCGAAATATTGAAAACATTGCTCAAAGCTAACAAAGGCTTGGACAACGTTAACGGAAAAGTAGGATCAATAGGCGAAGGCTTGGATAATTTCATGGATGAAATATCTAAGCGGCAAGCTCGTGTCATAAATCGTAGAGCTGAACGAGTTATGAGTCGAGCTGGCGGTGGCTTGTTTATGACTGTCCCAGGTGCGGTAAAGGGTGGAAATATAGGGTTAAAAGACTATGCAATACCGTTTACTCGTAGTTTAGCTAAGACTGGAAGGAATATACGAGGTACTAATAAAGCTACTTGGTCGTATGTTACTCAGTATGTGCCTCGTTTAGTAGACGGTAAAATATTTAGTGGTGCTGCTTCGTTAAAAAACGTGCGAAATCGAATGCAAACATCGCGTTTAATTTTTGATGAGTTTAGAAATATAGAAGATTGGACAAATTTCCCTGAGCTTAGATTAGGCAATGACAAAGTACAAGAGATCTTTGTAAGAGCTGGAGGGAAAATGGGAAACCCAGCTCTTTATAATTCTGAGGCTGCACAAAGAGAAGTCTTTGATTTCCTTGTGCAGTCACGTTTGCTTGATCAAGTAAGTCCAGGTGTTTACAAACCTGTTGAAAATTACAGTGTAATAAGAGCATCTTATGATCAGACAATAGCAGCAATAGATGACGCTATGATTCGAGGCGCTACTGACGTAGATAGCTTTGTCACTATGTACAAAGAAGGTGCTGAATGGAGAGAATTAGGAATAGTTGACGAGTTATCGCAATTAACTAAAGCTCCTAACGGTGGACCAGAAGGCATACTGCAAAAGATTAATTATCAGACACGTAAATTAACTGGTCTGCATCGTTTGTCTACGTTAGCTGAAGATTTTAGAACGTTCTCTAAAGCTGAAGGAGTTGCAGGAGCATCTACTATTGATGAGTTGCGGCATTGGACAGCAGGAGCTAAACGATCTGCTGAGTTCTCGAAAGAAACTATTAAAGAAATTATTACAACTCAAGCAGAAAACATAGTTAAATTGATTAAGTCACGTTTACCTGAACGAGCTGCTCAAGCTAATGATATTTTCGCAAACGTAGTAGATGCATGGAGAATAACTAAACGAAACCTTGAATCTGTTGACAGTTTAAAAGCTCAATTAGCAAAAGAGTTTGATTTACCTGCAGATGTTATTGACGAAATAGGTACGTTTGTAGACAGCGCTGATTACTTAGCAATCAAATATAACAACATAAATAAAGCATTAAAAGGTGATACTGAATTTTCGAGTATTGATCCTATGCAATACATACCAAGAGTAGGTGACAGCAAAATAGCTGACAATGTTGCTAAATGGTTAGAATCTGGTGGACCTGGAGCTCGTAAAGCTTTAGATGATTTAAGTGATGATGAAGCTGTTAAAAATTATTTGATGCAAAGCAAAGCTTTTAGAGAACTTGTAGATCAGGGAGTAGTTACTGTTGACCAAGCTAAAAAAGGAGTAGCTAGCTTTTTTCGAGGATTTTCAGGTACTGCTAGTCAAGCTGAAATAGCTCGAAAAGCTTTTACAGAAATGGATTCAGCAACAGCATTGACAAGAGGAATGGATACCACAAGTAGGTTGCGTGCTAGAGCTGTATTACCTGAAGTACTTTCAGTAATAAAAGTAAACGAAGTTTTGTCAGAAACGTTAGAAGCTGCGGGTAAAAAAAGGATAGGTAAAGACCCAGAGTTTCTTATAACTAAATTCTATGACATAGATCCAGTAGACCAATGGTTGCGTTACGCACGTGAAATGGAAGAAAGCTATTTGCTCTACGACTTTGTAGGTGATCTTGAAAACGTAAAAATATTTGGGCAAGACGTAGCTGGTTCAGGAGGTAAAGTAGCTAGACCAGCATCAGTTATGGGAAAGATCGATGAAGTTGTTCCAGAAAAAGGAAGACCTTTTTACAATTACACGTACACTGTTCCTAATTCTTTTGCATCAGGCAAACCAATTAAACGAACAATACAAGTTTACGATCTTAAAAACATTCAGAAACAAGTGTCAGAGATAGACGACATAACTGGGTACTCGGCAGTAAACGTAGGAAACAATGTACACTTTATAGACACAGACATCTTAGACGCAATACAAAAAGACATATTGCCTGCTGTGAAGTCAGGGTACACACAAAGTTTAATGGGTCAATACGTAAACGATTTCCAAACAGTATGGTCAGCTTATGCAACTGTTCCCGTTATTGGTGGTACTGGATACCACTCACGTAACTGGGGAGCCAACATGTTTATGATGGCATTAGCAGGCATGCGTAACCCTAAATATGTAGGTCAAGCTATCAAACTGCAACACGCTAACGCAGCAGTACACAGCTACATGAAAGCAAAATACGTTTTAAACTACGACCAAGCGGTAAAAGAATTAGTAGAACTAGGGACGTGGAAAGGTGATTTAAAGACTGCCGCTAATTTTGACAAACAAGTAGGATTGCGCCTAAAGCAATTAAACCACACAGGTGTTTTATCACAAAGCTTTTTTGCTGACATGAAACGCGATCAAACAATATTCAGAGGAATAGGTCAAGGCAGAGGAATCAAAGACCGGCTAGTAGATAACGTAGTCATACGAACAGGTCAAAAGATGGGTACATTCATAGAAGACAACTCACGTATAGCACTATACCTAGACGGTGTAGACTCAAAAGCATTAAACGCAATGGAATCAGCTACAAGAGTACGAGAGTTTCTCTTTGACTACAGTGATCTAACAGCAAAAGAACTATTCATAAAAAGCAAACTGTCTAGATTCTACACATTTATGAGAAAGAACCTAGACCTACAAGTACGGCTACTAGCATCTAACCCTGGATCAGTAATCAACACACAGAAAGCTGTACAAACAGTAACAGAATCTTTCTTCGGAGAAGACAACCCACTAGGCGACCAGCCTTTCCTTCCTGATTGGGTAAAAGATTCAGGATGGTCAATGGTAAATAGAAACTTTGCAGCAGTACGATTTGAAACACCGTTTATAGCAGCAATGGAAACAATGCAAAACCTGGCATCCGTACCACAACTAGTGCCTTTCGTAGATCAACTATTCCCACCTGAACTACAAGGAAAAGACCCTTCGGAGAACTGGCGAAACATCACACAGTTAATGGCTGGTGGTGTACAGTCAGCAGTTACATACGGATACGACGAAATACATGGCAGAAGCTCATTTAGCGGAGCAATACTAAACCCAGACTGGGAGTCCAGAGTGCTTCGTTTCGTAGGAGCAGCACTACCAGCAGTTATAAAGTCAGCAGGCATGCTCGAAAAGTTTGGTGTATTCAACGCAGTAGGCTTTGACAACATTGACACAGTAGCATCACACCAAGAAATAGATCAAGAACTAGCTAAGCTAACGAAAAAAGAAAAACTTTGGCTACGAGCAATGAACGTTTTTGGCGGTGTACAAACATACATGTTAGACACACAGCAACAAATGAGGCTAATAGCTGGTTACCGAACAGAGTTCAACAAAGTAATGAAAGAACTACAAGAAGCAGGAGAAGTAGACATCCTTACAATGGAAGATCTACGAACAGCAGGCAACTACTCGGAGGCAGACAGATTTTTTGCGATGCAACTATACAGTGTAGATCCAATTTCGGCAGAAAACAGGGCAGCATCACAAACAACTCTAGAAAGATCAGCAGAATACTATGGAATAAACATACCTGAAATGGCAGCTAACTCTACAACAGACGAAGAACGCATGGAAGACGTTCAAGTAGCATTACAAATATTTGAATCAATGATTAACAGAGGCAGAGATGAAAGCTTGCCAAGACTTAAACCAACAGACGAAGACATACTAGCAATATCATTATCACACCCATCACTAGGACTACCTAACGAAGTGTTAGGAACACTAGGAATAGCGGGATTCCACAGCAACGTCTTTGAAGAAGAAACAGAAACAAACGACAGAATCAACCAAGCAGTAGCACGAACAGCTTTACTGTTTGAAAACCTGGGCATACCACTATCACGAGCACAAAACATACGACCCTACGCAACAGAAGCTGAACGCATATACAGAGATGGTCAGGAAAAAGGAATGACAACAGCGCAAATAGTTGATTACATTTTCTCTACATTAAGCAGAAGGCAACAGCAATCAATATTTGGAGTAGATAGCTTAGACATGTGGAACACAGGCAAAGGGGTAATGACCAAAGCAGAAGCAGAAAAAGCAAACGCTCAATTAAAAGAAGACGCATTTATGTACATGGCATTAGCATTTTCTTTAGGAGTACGGCCAACACCAGCAGACATATACCATTACCTAGCGTTCGGAACACCAACACTAAATCAAGCACAACGAGAAAGCTTAGGGCTACCACTTGCGCCTAAAACAATACAAGCAGAAGACGCACGAAGCCCACAACTAAGCATGTTCCAAACCTTATTAGAAAACGAATCTATTGCTCAAGCTGCTGGACTTCCTCAAGCTCCTCAATCACTATTTCCCCAGCGCTAACAGCCTGCTGATCACGTCTAGCTTGCAACGTACCAATAAGCTCACGAATACTATTCGTAGCCTCAAGCACATGAGTATGCGTAGCAGCAACCTCAAGCTTAGAAGTCCTAGTCTCACGAGCCTCACGTCTACGCTTCAAAGAACGATACTCTTTAATCATAGAAGAATCACCAGCCACAGCCATCTCACGCATACGCCTCTCAACCTGATCAAACGCAGCTTCCTCAGCATCTAACATCTGCTCAGCAAACTCAGCGTCACGCTTTTCATGCCGACGCAACGTCTGAACAGTAATACCAGCATCCGCACAAGCCTCAGCCCTGGTCTTACCAGTAGCTATAGCCATCAACAAAGTACTACGAGTAGTTGGATCATCTAAGGCTACCTGTCTACTCATTCTTCTCCCATCACATCCTCATAATTAACAAGATACACTCTTTTCTGCTTACCCTCATTAAAGATACGTTCTTTTTTAGCACCCATATGATCCTCTAACCAACGACCAAACGCCGTATGTTTCTCAAAAGGAATAGGCAAGCGAGGACCCCAAGGAGCATTCTGAATACGCATCAACTCGACAGTAGAAATAGCAATCGAATCCTCATGCGCTACGACAGCACGCTCATTAGACTCATACGCCCAACGAATCAATTCAATAATAGGATTCTCATCAGCAGCTACATGAGCATCATGCAATATAAGATCCCAATTAGGGGGAGGTAACTCCCAACCAGTATCCAAATAATCAACATAATCCTTCAATAAATTGTAACCATATTGCAACACAGAAAGATTATGTTTTTGCCTAGGAGCTAAGTCATCTCCAATATCGACAGAAGGAAGCTCAATACTATGAGTTAAATCATTAGCATGCAACCATTGTAAATACTGATAAGCGTAGGAAGATTCCCATTCAAAGAAATCCTTAGCCGAAGAGTTCTTTCCCTCCATAGGGATATTAATAATAATACACCTATCAACGTGAGACTTTTCTGACAGCGTATCTTCACCAGTAATAACAACAGGAACATCAGTAAGTATCTGAGTAACCTCAGCTCTATTCCTATTCATCGAACCTTTAGTAGATATCTGACCAGTGTACGTATCACGCAACAACTGATCTAAAGTCTTTTTAGCGTCATCTCTAGCCCCTGGCCTGTACTCATCAAACCATATAGGAAAAGCATTAGAAGCCATGAAATGAGCTGAGATAGCATACGGAGTAGTAGTTGTAAGATTAGATGTAATCATAGAACCAGTCATCATAATAGTCATGATGCTAGTCAACGTAGTTTTACCAGATCCACTAGTCCCAGACAAATGAAGAATAGGAAACTCTTTCAGCAAAGTACGCAAAGGAGCTACAGCCATCCAAGCCATAGCAGGCATAGTAACTTCAGGCTTATGCAAAAGATACAGATTTTCAATGCACTTAGCTATCTGATGATTAGTTTTACCAGCAGGTAACGTAAGAGAGTTAGTAGAACCAAGCATCAAACCAGATTCTTTTTCTATATAACGCCACTCCTGGTCGCCAATACAACCATCAGGCCAAACAAAATCACCACGATGCAAACCAGCTCTAGTTGTCATTCTACCCACAGGTTTCATTGTAGCCTGATCTAACAGGTAGGACCCTAACTTCTGCGCATCAGTAGTGTTACCAAAGAACTGTCTAGTGTTACGTTGCGACCAGTCAATAAGTTTCTGAACTGAACGAAACTCTGTAGAGGTAAGCGTAACCTTACGACCAGTCGGGAGAAGCGAACCTTCGATAGCCCACGACTCATTGTCTTCACCGATAAGAAACCTATCTATGTCAATAGCCCAGTTAGTGATCTCTGTCCCGTGTGAACCATCACTAGTTAAACGACGATAACAATTACCTACTTGAATAATCTTCTGAGGCTCACCAAAAGGCATCTGCCACTCATCGAACACATCACGAATCTCCTGCTCTTGCATATCAGCTACATCCTTATTATCAGGCAAAGGAGTCAACGTAACAGTAGCCCCATGATCATACAACCACTGAGCTACCTGAGCACGACCAGACGTACCAGCCGCATCACCGTCAAAAACGATAGCAATGTACCTATTCGACCAAACAGAATTTTCGTACACTCCTAACAACTCTTGAACATTTTGATTAGCGCCAGGGAAACCAACAACTACATACTCTTCACCATACAAATAGTCCATCACCCACGTATCAGACTCACCCTCGCAAATAATAATAGGATCATTAGAGTATTTTAAACGACTCAACGTATACCTATTCGCATACAAAGCCATCTTAGAACCAACACCAGCTCGCTTACCGCCACTACGCGACAACGTTTTATAACCGATAATCTTATTATCTATATCGTAATAAGGAACCCACACCATTTCATTAGCCATAACATGAATATCAAAATGAGTGCGAAGATACCCAACAGGTGGAAGACATGGATGGTTCTGAGAATAATAATAATGCCAAACATTAGCTGACTTATTGTCATGGTTAGGGTTAGGCCAACGAAACTCACGCTGATTCATAGCAGCATCAGTATCATAATCAACACCAGAAGCTAACTGATTAGCGTACAAGACACGGGCCAAATCAATAGCCTGATCATTAGACCACGCAGGTTCAAACCGTTGAATCAAATCAATAGAAGAACCTTGCCAGCCTTCAGCAAAATCACCAACCCTCCACTCGTGCGACCTACTCCTGAACACATCGAGCGAAGGGTTGGTGTCGTCCCTAAACGGGGACAAATAACTTAACCGCAACCTACCGATTATCTCAGGGCTGTGGCCAAAATGGGTAAGGACCTGAGCCGGATGCAATTCTTTTCTTAGTACCCTAGCGTTGGCTTGGTTAGCTATGGAAATAGCTACATCCGGATTCATAGTCCCTCCCTATTAAAAGTCTTCTACCTCATTGCTGGTAGCTACATAAGTACAACGTAACCAAGGGTCACCGCCGTCCTTATTCTCTTCAAACGTAGTACGTACTTTGAGCTTAGCACCCATAAGGTTACGTTCTATCTCAGCGCCATCTGGATCTTGAGCCCAGAAAGCTTCGTTAAGCAAAGAAGACGCAGCTTCTAGCTTCGCGAATGCCATAGCATTAGCTCTACTATTAGCTGAGAAATACGTTCCATCCCAGAAACGCTCTCCACTATCTTGTCCATCTATGACTTCTAGCCACAGATTCACGGATGGGTATCCGTTCTTTGTTTCTCCGTTGCGCACCTCTACAACAACAACAGTGTATTCGCCACCCTCTTCGGGAGCCCACCGTTCCTGTGCACCTGCACGCAAATTACTAAATGAAGGCATATTTTACCTCTCCTTTTCTCTTATTTGTTGAGATCTTTTATTATTTTTTCTATCGTAGGGTCTACAATATAGCCCTTAGGATATGATTCTGCAATTTGCCACAAACGACACTTAGCATCAATCAAATCAGTAGGTTCAAAGTATAAAAGCTGACGAAGCTCGCCTTCTTTATCACGTTGCAGTTTCATAAACCCATGAATATCTACCAAACCTGGCAACCGTTTACGTATCTGACCTTCTAGAAGTGGACGCATATAATGAGCCTCACGATCTGTAGCAGATATCAAACACACGTTAATAGGTTTATTAGCAGACGGTTCAACACATGACAACAAGTCTTCACATTGCATAAGCATATGATTCAAGACCCTGTTCCACGCATGAAACGTAAACTCACCATCAGGATTAAACTCTTGATTAGGATTCTGCAACTCACGTTTTAGCTTTGTTTGAAACAACGTCAAGCTATCCAACGTAAACGTTTCAAAAGGATGATCACCCTTCTTTAAGTAATCAATAATAAACTTGAGGTCATCTTCCTCCTTGATGGGATAAACAACAGTGTCAGTATCATCTTCACCAGACATATGCCAATCATCCCAAAGAGTTTTAATCCCTCCATACTTTGACTTAAAGCTAGCGCCTTCAACGTCAGCTATTAAACGAGGACCAGGGCCAGTCAACCCAAAGGCTGTCTTACCTGATCCAAACACTCCATGTATATGGAGATAAACTTTTAAATCACTCATCTGTTCCTTTCTTGTGATCAATTTTCATTACATATTCCCAATCTTGATTAGCACTTTTAGCCTCACATGCATCATAAAAGCTGCACATCGAGGGACAAGTCCAAGTAGGTGAAGGTAAGTGTACCACGTCTTCACTTATTTGATGCATCAAATGATTAATTTCATCAGTAGCTAGTCGGATTCTTTCTGGATCAAAGCGCATCTCATTTAACTGCACATACGGAGGCTTACCCCGTGTGGACTTAATCTTCTTAATACGAAGATGGCCACCAAAAGCAACATCACCATAAGCATGCTCCATGATCACAGCCATAGCACGCATCTGCCAATCAGAGTTCATGGGAGCCTGGTCAATAGATGTGCCAGTCTTGAAATCAATGATACCTACTTGCTCAGTGATCCGATCACGTACGACAAGGTCAGGACGACAACGAAGCTCCCAACCCAAGTCAAGATTGTGAACATAATCTGCCTCCATAGAAAGTATTGTGTAACGGTCAAAGAACTTTTCTTGCTCGAACCAATTAAATGTATTCAAAGCCATGTGCTTAGCATAAGGAACTATGTCAGTATAAATTTCAGTCTGCACTAACTCATTATCTGTATAGGCAGCAATCCAAGAATCAATCTCACGTTTCGCTACTTCAAGAGCAGACATAGGACCATAGCCAGGCTGCGTCATAACAGGTATGCCAATTTCCAACAAGTAATGAACAAGAGAACCAAGGCACATAGCATTAGCCTTCTTAGGCCCATCATATTCCCAGTCATCCTCACGGGACCACTTAAACTTACGGGGGCACACACTATACGTTACAAGTCCAGTAGCAGAAACACTCATGTTCGCAGGACGCAAACGTTCCCCATTCTCATTAAATCTTTGTACAACAGTAGGCATTACTTACCCTCCAATTCTATTAATCCTTTTTCCATCTCACGCCAATCCTCGAATGCTTCACGCAAACCACAATCAGGACAGACATGCGTTTTATTATCTCTCCTACTTAGCGCTACAAACGGATGCACCATCGTAGCTTCACAAGCAGGACAAGAATCCCAAACCCAATTATCAGTCACTGGCATAACGTTCCTCCACAACTTGAGCAAGCCTGTCATTCATATGCAAAACAGCATCATCATAATTATCAAACATAGGACTACCCATGATTACACAAGACGAAGAGTTGGGTTCCTCTGGAGGAACATCTACCATGCTCTCCACATAATACTCACTCTCTCCAGGTTTACCCTGCACAGGGCGTTTCATAACATGAGCAAACACAAGCAAACGTTGACCATGATCATAATCCAATGTCTTACGCATCATCTCAGGAAGGTTTGAATCATCCATATTTTTCCTTTCTATTTTTTTAAAAAACTATTTTATTTTTTACATTATGTTAGGGCGGTAATCTTTTTCAGCAACACGCTGACGAGAAAAAGCACCGCACTTCTGGCATTTAAACTGAACATAAGTCATGGTACGAGTACGTCTATACCCACGACGATGGACTTTCTTATGACCACACGTAGGGCAACCATTCTCTTCCGTATACATATTCCAGTTAGGATGATTATGCATCCAAGGACGCAGCTCCATATACACGTCATACAACAAATTAATATCTTGCTTGTTGTACTTCACCATAGTTTTCCAAGCAGCAGGATCACCGCGCATACACCCAGCCCACGTTTTAAACCCACCAGTATCAGTCTTTACCCCAATGTCTAAATACTTACCTAAACTATTGAGATGATTAGTAGTAAATTTAAAATGTTTACGAGCTACTTTAAGAGTATCAATAGAAGCAACAGGTGAAGCAGGCCCAAGCCCATGCTTAACAAACCTGGCGTTAGCTTTCTTATAATCAAAGCTATCACCGTTATGAGCGACAATAATATCAGCTTCATCAAACAACTCATGCAGTTTTTTTACTACATTGAAATCATCTTCAGGATCTTTAGCATAGGCCTTGGGAAAATCAGGAAGAGCACATGCATGTACTGTTTTTTGATGACCCCAACGCCATGCAAAACATAAAATATACCATTCACGTTCATGTTGAATAACATCTTGCTGATAATGACCCCAGACATACGCTAAGTTAGGAGCAGTCTCAATGTCATAAAACAGAATCTTAGGTTCCACTAATCATCCTCAGCTAACGTACGTAATCTGACTGTAGGCCAACAGAAATCCATACCGTCATACTCATCAGCGAGTTGACTGAATAGTTCTCCGTCTTCAGGCGCATACAAGTCATGGTTAGCGCAGTAGTTAGATGTGCAAAACCCTTCTTTAATTCCGTATCTGAGCCAAGCTCCGAACGTCATACCCATGGATTAGAGTATACTACCAATCCAGGTCTTCGTCTTCATCTTCGTACCAAGCGTTAGGTCTTATGAATCTGATGACCATCTTCGATATGCGACCATCTTCGACATCAACGTACACAGGATAAGAACCATCGCCATACCCAGTACTACATACTGCACCAAGATTAATCGTTCCAGCCATTGCATCGCTACATGTAACATCGCAACAATCCTCATATAATTTATTTAACTTTTCATCCTTAGTATTATTATCAGCTAGAATATAGCAAGGATCTACTAACATCATCTGACCTGAATCCACAGGAATCTCACCTATCTTTCTCATACCCATTAATCTTTTCCTTTCTTTATGAGTCCTTCAAAGTATTCATTAAACGCATCAAACTTATTCGACATCTTCAAAGCCAAATGCTCTTCAACAGTACCTTCTGCTCGAAGGGAAATAGCAGGCACAACCTGTGTTGAACCAACCCTACGGACACGCCCACGGCACTGGACAAACTGGTGAAGACTCGTAGGTTCCTGCGCAAAGACAAGCAGACCAGCGTTAGTAAGAGACACAGATTCAGACATCGTGCCACTAGTACACACAAGTATCTTTCTTTGCAAGTCATCAGTATCTTGAAAAGACTTGATGAGATGATCTCTAGTAGCTTGTCTAGTATCGCCAGTAATAATATTCACAAGCAAATGCTCAGGCAAACGTTCTTCAAGGGCACGATAAAACATGCCAGCTACTTTAGAATGCTCACAGAATACAACAACATTACAATCAACATCACAAAGCAAATCAACTAGGGCATCTACCTTAGCTGACGGAGTATCCAAACCCATCACACGATTCGCATCATTCAAAACAGGTCTGCCATTAGCCCATTGTCTAAGCTTAGTAAATTTATCTAAATCATTTTTGGCTATAAGAACATCATCTTCCCACACTGATATATAGGATTCCAACATTTGATTGTACCCTTGTTGCTGAAGTGTGTTCAAAGGAACTTTAATAACAGTATGTGGTCCTTCTTCAGGAACAGTCATACCTTTCATAGCATAATCAACTTCTTTACAACCAAACGTGCGGTGACGAGTACGCCAACCACACAACTGCAAATAATGTGTATAGCCAGTATCATTCCAACCAACACAATCAAAACCACCATGCCAATTCTCACGCATTTCAAGAAAACGCTCACGAAAATCAGTTAACGTAGGGAACTCTTGCGGTGCAAGGAACCTCCACTGAGCCCACAAATCCTCAGGGCTACCAGTAGTAGGCGTAGCAGTAACAGCTATACGCTTATCAGCATTATCACCAAGCGTCCAACAACAACGAGTCCGCAAAGCTTGAGGATTCTTAATCCTATGAGACTCATCAACAATTACAGAGTTCCACCTATACGCATCAAGTTCCGCATTAAGAAGCTTCTTGCTATTAGGCCAACTCCTACAACTAACATGCTTAATAAGGCTATCGTAAGAGATAATAGTAAAGTTAACATCCTCAACATGCTTTAACCTAGCCTCACGTTCCTTCTTTTCACCAACAATAGTAATATAATCAGCGCCAGGGAACACAGCCTCAATCTCTTTAACCCACACAGGAATAGCTACTTTAGGGCACACAATAATATTAGGACCCATAGCATAGTTATTACTCAAACCAGCTAAAGCAGAACGAGTCTTACCCAAACCAGTACCATCATTAATAAACAAAGACTTATTCATACAACCAACATGAGCAAGTAACTGACCAGTCTGCCACTGATAACCAAAGAAATCCTCAGAGTTCTCAATAACTTTCTCACGGGACTCAAACATAAAACGCTGATCGCCCCAATCACTAATACGTTTCTTGCCCTCATCATTAACGTAACAACTATCCCAATGATCAGACAAACGAATATACCAAGCAGACGAATACGTATCAGGAAGTATTATGTCCTTCTTATGAGGATCTTCATGATGTATACGCCAAACTTTTAAATCTTCTAAATAAAGCACATCACTGTGCTCAGGTAACTGAGTAAACATTATCTATCCTTCATCTGAGCAAGAGTTTTATCTATCGTGTCCTCAATAATAATAAGAACAGCTAACCTAAACACAGGGTCCTGAGTCATTTCTAAAGCTTGCTCATATAAATCATTTTTCATCTTCGCTGCCATTAGCAACCTCCTCAACGCTAACATCCCAACTCAGGATATTAAACAACTTGTTAAAGTCATCACGATTATCTAAAAAGATCCTTACAGTATTATTCTCATCAAGTTTAAACCTGACAATAGAACCATACGAACGATGATTAACTATAACTTTAGCTTTCTCTACATCCTTACAATGCACAGTTAACTCACTATTAATAACAGTCATTACTTTTCCTTTCTATTTATTAATTCACATTTTTTATATATTCTTTTGACACAACACTATCCGGCAAATGAGACAAATGATGACGAACAATATGTCTCATCGCATCATTAGCATGCCGCATCTGCGGATTATACAAACCCATCTTCTTCATAGGACCATTCTTAACTGTCTTCCCTTCCGAAGGAGACTGAGGATACAACCTAGTCCCAATCCAACCATCACACTCAACAGCAATCCAACCAACCAAATACAAAGCATCAAACACACCCTGGTTTGCAGCCCGTAATGTCCTACCCCCAATATAAAATGTTTCATACACAAGCTCGATAAACTGGCCCTCACAATGCTCTCTTATCCAATACGAGGCATCATGAGGACCAGCAACTTGATCATGGGCTGCAATATACCCATCACCTGTTAACCTCAGCACGGCAAGACCTGTTGTGCTGCCAGGGTCTACACCTAAATACGTGCGAGGTATTGTCACATAATTATATTAGCGTCTACATGAAGTAACAGGGGACACCTCCCTGAATCCTCCTATCGAAGGCTCTGGGATCTGGTGGGACATATTCGTCAAAGAACCTGTTAACAATTCTTTGCTTTGCCGACTACTAACCGCTAGGTTTTCGCCATGCACACTGGATGATCAATCCGTCCTTTATTACATTCCCCTATTACTTCCTTCAGCATCAGAGGACCGGAACATCTGACATGTCCAAGACTCCTGCGTCTTGATCTGAAGCGATTTTAAAACTTTTAGAGCTGTTATTTAGTCTCTCCTTACCTATCTGCGACGATTCTCAGGGCGCTGGACACACGTGATTAAGTATACTTTCCACTCCTAAACACATTTAACCTATTAAGGCACTCTATGTCGCACAATGAGCTCGTTTACCAAGTCTCCCTTGTACGACGATCTAAAAAACTAACTATCAATTTCTTGCAACACTTTCTCAGCATGAATCAAAGCAGAATCATCCATTTCAAGTGCTAAATCATTACCAACATTATCCCGTTGCGAATGAGAAGTAATAGCCTGAGCTACACCAAAGGCAGTTATATCACCGCCAGTAATAAAATCATCAAAGACCCTATCAGCAGTCTCATTATCAAAAGCCTGCTGCAAATACGTTTGAATAGCAACAGGAACAACAGGACGTTTCAACTCCATGAACTCATCAACCTTAGCTTGTAGAAACTCGGGGGTAGCAATCTCCACAACTTTATCCACAGTCTGTGCAGTAATAAGCTCCATCGTAGCCTGCATAGTACGTTGAGAAACATGTCCCATCTCCATAGCAGAACCAAGATGAACCTTACGGAAAATATCCTTAGTCAAAGTCATACCATTATCACAAACCTGAATAATAATTACAGGAACTAACGTGAATGCAGCACCACCAACCTCAGAGTTACGAATCTCAATACCCATAAACACAGTAGGATTATCAGTACCAGAAGCACCAGTCCAAGGCGAACGATAATCTTTCAACAACGCATCAGCAGCCATCTGCAACTGAGGCATATTAACTCTCGCACGCATATGAGTATCAGAAACAGAAGCAGGACCAGGTTCAAAACCTATACCATGCTGTTCCCTAACAACACGCAAGCCATCAAACACAGCAGTCAACACGTCAAAATTCTCAATAAAACTATATGACGGAGACAAAACAGCACGACAAACATGCTCATCCGTCGAAGGATCAAGCAATAAACGCAACAACAAAGGCTTAGCCTCAACAGCATTATGAACATTCATAATCTCCATAGACAGTTGAGACAACCTAATATCCTCACCCCAATCAGCAATCCTACTAAGATACGAAGCAGGCACATTCATCTTTGCACACCACTGCCTAAACGCATGAGAAGTAAGCTGCCAATCACGAGACGGCAAACCCACACCAGCATGCGTAATGGCATCATCAATATACGGAGTTTGCAAAGCACCAGGAGAAATCACAGCCAAATCACTAGAATCAACAATCACATCAACTCTAGCCTCACGCAACTGTTCCAAATTACTACGCAAATCAGCAAACGTTAAGTTTTTACCACTATTCTTTTCTAGAATCGTCATTTAAATCTTCCTTTCTAAAATCATTCATATCAACAACATTACTTTCAGTTCCTTTTAAATAATCTGAAGTTCTATTCGCTAAATCCTCTTTGCGAACATCTAAATCATCTAACAAACTCAGATAAATAGCATGCAAACGAGTAGCTTGAACCCTAGTCTCATCATTCAAATCTGTTTGCAACGCATCATGCATTATCGCTAACTGATCAGCAACAGCAATCTGCAAAGCAAACGTTTTCGGAGCATCAAGAACCAAAGTATAAGATACAGTACTTAACTCATCATCTTTCATACATTTCATTTCCTTTCATTTTTTAAAACACCTTTTCTTTTTATTATTTATGTAACCGGCGTTCACGATTATAACAACGATTACACAAACCACGAGCATACACAAAACGATCACAATCCTCCATACTACAAGGTAACGGGGCTCCATCAGGACCATGGGTCTTAGAATTACGCCACTTATGCATAGCAGAATACCACTCAACAAAATTATTGTCTTTTGTCATACCCTGACTAGCCAAAAGACGATTACGTTGGTAATGCATAGAACAAAAACCCTTAGAATAGATATCTCTATCGCAAAAAGATATCTCACATTCCACTACTTGCACATTTTTTTGTCTAATTTGCTTAAAATTTGTCAACAATTTGTCTAACACAATAAATGCTCCTAACCAGCACAAACACTACTAACTACTACTACTAATACTAATAATAATAATATATTTAATAAAAAAGAGAGAAGGGTACTAGGTAGATAATTGAATTAGGAGGCCCTACCTAGTACCCAAAAAAGTAACTATTTTGTCTACTTATCAGAAGACCAATTAGCACCATCACAAAACGGACAATCCATATACCGATCAGCAACACGATCAGACAAAATAGCATCACAATCCAAACACTGAACCCAATACTTAGGCTTCTTATACGAAAGACGCTTAGGCTTCTCAACATCAAAATCAAAGTCCATAACAACTCCAATGCGACCAACCACCACCACGACTAGTCAACAACCAAGCCGAAGTAAAAATATTCGCAACAGGATCAAAAGGCGAATACCCAGGCATACCAGCAGACGCAACACGCTCATCCCACCAACGAGGCATATGCTGCATCAAACCAGAAGCCTGATCCTTAGGATTATCATACACAACAGTATTATGAGCCAAAGGATCACCACGAGACTCACAATGCATCACACGCATAAACGTATCAATCTCATCAGGAATACCGTACGACTCCAGAGCAATCTCAACAATAGGATACCAACGATCAACATCTGCACCCCACTGACTTGGAACAACATCCGGAACATGAACAGGAACCCAAGGCACACAAAAAAACCACAAAAAATTTAACATACACTACCCAGCTAAGGCCACGCTACATATTGGAGAGGCTTACTAAGGCCACACTACATATTGACATAACCCAATGTTTATCCTTTCATTTATTTTATTAAACCTTTTTCTTTTTATTATTTTATTTGAGCAGTTTTGGAACATGCTCAGGTTCACCAATTAGAAAGTATCGGCAACAGGTGCAGAGGCAAAAGAGGCACGAATAAATATCTTGCCTTCTCTACCAAAGTCATGAGTTACTTTTACTTTACAAGGCTTACCAATGAGCATCTCAGCAACATCATCATTGCTAGGATCAGCATCTAGGTATTCCTTAGTCACACCCAATTTAGATAATTCCAAAAGGGTGATTTGGTTAGCGGTAGGATTATCTGAAAAGTACAGATTAGTCCAGAACCGGATACCATCTTCAGTAGCAAGTTGAAGACCCATAGAAAGATGACCTTTCTGAGTCTCGCCAAACTTGATAGCTACTATATCGACAACGCCACTAAAGCCACTGTCGGGGATAATATATCCTTGAGAGTCACGGATGTAACCCTCGGGAAGGAAAGCATCTAAGTCTCCTTCAGCTTCTGCATTACGGTGCAGTTCCGTTAGTGTATTCATATTGTTTCCTTTCTTGGTTTATTAATAAATACATTTCTTGGATTATTTCTAATCAAAAGTCGACATGCTTGTTGCACGTCATACATCCACTTGACATCACTATCTTCAGTCATTGGAATATGTTCATTTTGCAAGAGAAACAATCCGCTATGAAAGTTAATATCTTCCAAAGCTTTTATCGTTTCTCTTACATCCTTTACTTTTATTTTTATTTCATGATCATAACGACCAGTCATATCTATCCTTTCTATGAGAACAATCTCAATTCTTGTCTATTGCATGTTGACCTGTGACTTATTACTTGAGCCACTTGTCTTCCATATTTATCTTTCTGTAATAATTTTATTCTTATATTCTTATTACCTATCAAGGCTTCCAAACACAATTTGTGCTGGTAACCAAGAGGGCTATTGATCTCTGGCGTATTAACACCAGCAAGCCTAATAACCAAACCACTTTCAGTAGTAAAGGTATCGCCATCAATAACCCTTTGAACAGTAACATTACAAAATGGATCACATTCACCATACTCGTAGGGTTCTGTCCTATCTAGGTAATAGTAAGTACCAATAATTAAAGTTATAACTATTAGTAAATATTTAAACATTGTTATTCCTCCTTTTTTATAGATAACTTTGTTTATATTTTGGGTTTGCTCGGGCCACGTAAATGGCTTACCAAATCCCAAGCCTCTCCGGCGCTTGAGGAGTCGTCGTCTCGGGGCGAAACCCGAGCGCACTCTCCGTTGCGATACGGAGCGATTGTCCACTCATCGTTGAGTGGCGTTTGCTTCTTCACGTGAAGAAGCAGAGCACGAGACAGAGTCTCGTTTGCATATTTTTTGTTCCAGCTTTAGCTGGCGAAAAATATGCAACTACCGCCAGATAAAAAAAAATGTTAGGAGTTGAGAGGCAAGCAAGGGGAACTTACCTCTCAACTCCATGATTAACTCATTTCCTAACTGAATTTGAGAAGTTATGGAATGGGTTATTTGGTTCTAACTTTTCACCAACTTCGATATACTCATCTAGCATTGGCTTTTTATCTTTTCTCTTAGTCTTTGACTCCACAAGTTCGGTTTTCCTCTGAAGATCTTTAATCCTCTGTTTGTCTGACTCAAGAGTCATTTCTGCAGTCTCTTCTTCCCTTCTGCGTCTTGCCTCTGCTCTTCTGGCTTGCTTACGCTCTTCGGCTTCTCGCTCCTCGATGGACAAGATGCCTTCCTGTTTTCTCGCAAGATAGTTGATTTCCTCTTGCGTGATCTCGGGCATCGACATGGCTTTCATCTCGGCAGTTTGTCCATCCCCCGCCGAGTCGTTGGACTTAGCGGTGTAGCTGGCGAAGATTCGGTTAAGGAACTTTTTAGCGTCAGGGCAGTCACTCGGCGGATACATCCAACCGACTTTATGCCATTCCTGTGAACCGTCTGGGTTCTGGACTATTGCCTCAAGTGTGATAACTTCAGACATCCTAAGATGCTGGTCGTCAATAGCCTTAAAGACCCAAGTGTCCACAAACTCTGGGACTTGATCTCCGATTCCGTAGAAGTCGAGGCTTGCGCCGTTGCCGATGTACTGGAAGCCTATTGACTCGCCTAGAGCCCATGACATGTCTGACTTGGCTTTCGGATTCGGCGCAACCAGCGTGTTCGCTTTATGCTGAGTAGCTCGACGTGACAGGATCTTTGCCCTTTTCTCTTCGTTCGAGAGTTCGGATCTCATGATGCTTGACTCACTCGGAAATGAACTCACGTCGGGCCAAGGAAACATGCTGTCGCAAATGATCTGGTGGATCTGCTCCCAATTCCAGTTGACGGATTGTCCGCTTCCGCTATTGGCTTTAGCAGTAACGGTATAGGCTTTCAATCCCTTAGGCGCATCTTTAATATCTGGGCCTTTATCAGAATCGTCGAAGATGCTGTGCTCCCCTATAACGTCTGGATTCTTATTACTTTCAATATATTGTTTATGTCCCATGTCTGGAACCTCCTTTTTATTTAATTCAATTATCAGTTGATTATGGGATACGCTTTCACCGTTCATTTCGATGTCTTCATATCCTTCATCTATTAACATTTCTATTTCTTTTTTATTCATTTTTTTCTCCTTCTTTTTCTATATCTTCAGGCAATAGAATAATTTCCATGGCTTCAAGTTCTTTTCTCATTAACCATGATTTGTATTCAAACATTTCTATATCTATATCCATTTTCACTTTCCTTTCCTTTGAAACTCTGATCTATATCTAACGTCGCAAGTCCACCATCTCTTGATGATGCACTTTAGATTTTCTATTAAATTCATTGTGTTTTTCCTTTCTTTTCTCTCACAATGTGCCACCGCTACTATCCCTACTGCTCGCAGTGTCAAATCCAAAGACAAGAATTTTTCAGCCGTCGTTTTCAGATCCGTAGCTGACCACGGAAAACATTTTAATTGTTTGGCATAGATTACGATGTCGCCGACACCCCAGTGGGGTGTTGGGGTACCGACATCGTAATCGTAGTGAGTGCAACATTTCGAATCGACACCACTGTCTGTGTGGTGTCGTTTCTGAGAAATGGCACTCGACTTTGCCAAAGAATTTAAATTCACTTTTCCGTAGGGCAGATACGGATCAACGGCTGAAAAAATCTTGGCGACGATTTGAAGTGTAGGAAACGACGGGGAAGAACACCCCAGTGGGGTGTTCCGGGCCCCCGCGTTTCCGTTAAGCACGTCACCAGAGCAGAGCGGATTGTACAATTCTGGCACTGGGGGGGGCGTTTTTGCCTACTTTTTGCAGAAAAAAGTAGGTCCCCGCAACCACAATACGTCACATGTCGCTAACACCGCACAGGCGGTGTTGGGGTACCGACATGTGCGAATAAAACAATAAATGGTTGCGGGGAAAGGATTTGCTTCTTCATCCCTGAAGAAGAAGAGACTTGTTTCTTGGTCTTTTCAAGAAACGTTTTTCGGTGTTCTTCCGAAAAACGCAAACTGTTCCCCCCGAACGCGGGGTGATCGTCCACGGATCACTCCGTGGCATTTTTGGTTCTTTTCATGGAAAAGAACGCCCTTGCACAGGCTTACCAAAAGAACAGAGACAAAGCAGAAAACGCAGGGTGTGAGTGGTTGGGGTTTGTTTGTTTGTTGTGGTGGTAAGTTAGTTGTTTGGGTGGGGTTCGGGGTGAACTTACCGACGATACGGCAGGTTTCCTGCCGATATGTCGGGTTAGTGAGGGGCGATAGGCCCCCCTATGGGTTTCGGAGAAACCAGGGGGGTCTGTTTACATCGTGTGGGGGTGCTGTACCCCGTACAGCACTCTACCCCACACGTATGTATATGACGGATTTGGGTTTTGGGTTGTGTTTTTTGTTGCCCTGAAGTATGTTCTTATTGATGGCTACTGCTGATTTTCATAATAAAAAATTAAAGTTTTGTCGTTATTGTGAGGAGTGGGTGTCGGATTATAAGGATAATCAAACGTATTGTGATCCGTGTTGGAAGGTGTATAAGCGTCGGCAGTATCATATTGCGAAGCATAAGACTCGTTTGATGGCTGCGCAGGGTGGTCGTTGTAAGATTTGTGATGCTGATTTTTCTGTTATGTCTACGTCGAAGATTCATGTGGATCATTTGCATGGTGATCGGTATTTGATTCGTGGTCTTCTTTGTTTGCATTGTAATTCGGTGTTGGGGCATTCCTTGGATCGCCCCGAGGTGTTGCGGAAGGCTGCGGATTATTTGGAGGAGTCTGATGCTCGTCCTTTGGAAGATATTTTGGAAGAGCTTGATCGTGAGGAATCTTTGAGTAAACTTAAGGGAGTATTCTAATGAGGAGAATTTATGGCCGTTCATGGCGAAGATAATGCGCTGAGTACAGCTAGGGAAGTCGTTTGGACTGCTACGCAGGCCGCATCTGTTGATCATCCTAATCTTGTTTGGGTTGAGAATAAAGATGGCTCTATTGAGATGACTATTGGTGGCGCTGATGTCGCTGATGATTCTAAGGGGCTAACTTTAGCGGCAGGTAAGACAATTA